ACAGTACAGAAGACGCTAATCTGTACTAAGCCGGGCAGTGCCCGCCCCCACCACGACATTTACTGGTACGCCCCATGGCCACCACCGTCCTGTCCGGCACGTCCGGCGCCCTCTACTACAAGCCCGCCGGCACCACCGGATCTTTCGGTGAAGCCGACGTCAATACAACCTCCGAGACCATCACGGTCCAGACCTTCCTGAACTTCAAGGTTGGTGACCCCGTCAAGTTTCGCGTGGTGAACAGTCAGACCGGCGGCTCCGGCACCGGCACCCTGCCTGCCCCCCTCTCTGACGCCACCACCTACTACGTCATCGCCTACACCGCCTCGACTGGCGCTCTGCAGGTCTCTGCCACCGCCGGTGGTGCGGCCGTGAACCTCAGCGATGACGGCACTGTTGCCGCCCCCAACGAGTTCGAGGTCTACTACGCCGACTTCGCCGTCGTTGGCCAAGTCCGCGACTGGAGTTTCGAGATCAGCCGCGCCGAAATCGACGTCACCACGATCGGCCAAACCCCCGGTCAGTACGTCCCCTTCCGCAGCTACATCAGCGGCTTCGGCGACGGCACCGGCACCGCCACGGTCTACATGACCAACGAGGACGCCGCCCTGTCCAACCGCATGATCCAGGACGTGCTGCAGCGCCAACAAACCGGCGCCGCCTTCAAGCTCTACACCGACCGCGTTTTCAGCGGCGGCAGCTTGAGCGAGACCCTCAGCCGCTCGATCTCCTTCGACGCCGTGCTGACCTCGGCCAGCCTCAACATCAACCCCGACGACGCCCAGTCGGTGACCGTCAACTTCCGCCCCTCCGGCACCCCCACCTTCGACTTCGCCCAGTCCTGATCCATCTACTGGAACACCCCACGGCCCCGGGAAACCGGGGCTTTTTCATGTCTATTGCGCTACAGTAAAAACATCCAACAGTCGCTTTTATGCCTGTTCCAGTCCGCGCTATCGACCGCCTCCGCAAGGCCGCCAACCTGGAGCCCGTCAAAAAGTCCGTCGAACTCAGCGACGGCAGCACCTTCGAGATGTGGGTCACCCCGCTGACCATGGCCGAGCGCGAACGCGCCCAAAAGCAGGCCAAGTCCGACGACGCCACCGCCTTCGCCCTCCAGCTCCTGATCACCAAAGCTCTCGATAACTCGGGCACCAAACTCTTCAGCCCGGGCGAGATCGACGTCCTCAAAAACGAGGTCAAGGACAAGGACCTCCAAGCCCTGATGCTGGCCATCATCACCGACGACGCCGAGCCCATCGACCCAAAGAACTAAGCACCGAACTCCGCAAGGACAACTGGCTCATGCTCCAGTTCGGAGTCGCCAAAGAGCTAGGCATGTCCCTCAGCGCAGTCCGGGCCACCATGACCACCGAAGAACTGATCGGCTGGAGCGCCTACTTCCAGATCCTCAACGAGGACCAACAAAAAGAGCTGGAGAAGGCCAAACGCCGCCGCTAACCCCGGCGGCCTTTTTGTCGCGTAAACTTAAGTACCAGTCCACACGCCAACGCCGTGGCCTACAGAGCAGAAATCGAAATCGGCGTAAGGGGTACGGAACGCTTACGAGACTTACGACGCAGTCTTGACGATTTAAGCGCACGCGTAAACAAGCTCGATCAGCTCGCCAATGTATTCAAAGCTCCTATACAAAGCGTATTAAATTACAATAAATCGTTACAAGAAGCAGCTGAAGTACTACAAAAAGTAGAACTTGGTACAAAAGAAGAAACACAGGCTATCCAGTCTTATGTACGTGCTTTGGGGGAAGCAAACGAAGCGCAAAGCAGACAAATCCGCCTTATCCAAACAGAAATAGATCTAAGAACCGAACAAGTTAGGTTACAGAAATTAACTGCGGCCGGTATATTTGAGACAACGAGATACGCACGTCCTATAGGACCGGGTCCTGCTTTACCTGCGGGCGGTTTTCCGTCGGAAGGGATGCTTCCTATCCCTGGAGCAGCCCGTATGCAGAAGAATATCGGTAAATTCAGTGAAAATTTAGCACTAGGAGCCGGTTTTCCTTTGCTATTCGGTGGTGGACCAGGAGCAATAGGCGGATCCATACTCGGATCTTTTTTTGGAACAGGGTTTGGCGGACAAATTTTAGGCGGTGCCCTCGGTCAAGCTTTAGATCAGGCCATACAAAAAACTGCAAAATTAGGTACAGCGCTGCAAACACTGAACATATCCGCACTGGAACAAAGCGGAATACGTATAAACGCCAACCTTGAAACACAAATAGGTTTAATGCGTCAAGTTGGTGATCTGTCGTCTGCGCAGTTAGCCGTCCAGCAGCAAGTATTTAGCGTGACAGGCGCTTTACCTGGAACTGTAGAAGGTATAAGCGATGCCGTAAATCTGTTAGGTGCAGCATGGGGAGAATTTACAGCTAGCATAGGTGTAACTTTAGGCATTATAGGTGCGCCTTTTGTTGCAGCTTTAGCTGCAATTATTAACTCTCTTAACACTGCATTACGAGGATTAAATTTAATTTTAACCGGCTTAGCTACAGGCATAAAATTAGCCGGAGAATGGGCTATTAGACTACTAGCCGGCGAAGCAGCACTAAGAAAAATACAGGATACTCTACGGCAAAATAATGCTGAACTGGAAAGAGCCAGAGCAGCATATGCCCCTATCCTTGCCGCATTAAACGGAGAAGTTATTTTAACGCGTGAAATTTTAGACCTAGAAAAGCAAAAAACAACCGAAAATAAAACAAGAAATGCTTATTTGAGTTACCAGCAAAGTGTGTTACGTATTAACGCAGATATAGATGAAAAAATAAGAGACGAGCAAGGTAAACAAACAGCAGCAACGAAACAACTTGTAGAAGAAAAAGTTAGACTACTAAATGTAACTAGACAATACAAAGTCGAAGAAGCAGAACTTGCGTTTAACCTTGAAAAGCAACGTATTATACAAGAAGAAAATGCAAAACGAGCACGTGAAGCGGAACAAGCCGCTCAAAAAGAGTTACAAACCCGTATTCAAATCCTTAATCTACAGAGCCAAGTCCTTTCTGTGTTTGTCGAACAGACGCAAGCCCAAATTGCACGGGAAACTTTCCTTAAAGGCGAACTAGGCGGCCTCGAAGCCCAGCTCCAAGCACAAGACAAAATTGCTTTTGCGAAGGAGACAGCTCTGGAACGCGATCGCCAAGCTGCTTTGCTGGGCACAAAAAATGTAGAAGAACAAAATCTGATCAATGCCGCGTATGTAAGACGTCTCAACCTGCTGCAACAACAAAATGACTTGGAAGCAGCCCAGGCTGAACGCCGTAAAAACAGACTAAAACTTGAAGAGAAGTTAGCGGCTACCCAAAGACAACAAGACATCGAAGATAGTGTTACATCTGTACGGCAGCAACAGCAAAAAGTATCTTTCGATATTGCTGGATTTACCAGCCCTGCCGATTTACTACAACAAGAAAAACAGCTATTTGAACAGCGCATACGCGCAAGAGAAACTCTATTGCCCTTGGAGAGAGAAATCACAAAATTAACCGAGGAAATAAATTCCAGTTCTTTGGATGCAAATGCATTAAAAACCAAACAAGACGACTTGGCTGCACAGCAAGCAAAGCTCGTCCTTATGCAGCAAGAGCTTGGGCTGTTGGATCAACTGGAACACCGGCAACTCCGCCTGCAGCAATTCTTCGAGCGCTACGGCCAACTCATCCAGACCGCCAGCGGTGAGATCGCCAACGCTGTTACTTTCGGCGTAGCGGAGATGGTACGCGGCACCAAAACAGCCGAGCAGGTATTTGCCGACTTCCTAAACGCGATCGGCAACGCCCTTATCAGCGCTGCTCAACAGATGATCGCCACCTACATCGCAATCGGCATCGCCAAAATGTTCGCCGGCCTCGGCGGAGGCGGTAGCGCGAACACCGGCACATCTGCGGGTGGTTTGCCTGGCTCCAGTCTCCAAGGCGGTTTTGCTAATCCACTTGTTGGTCAGTATTCAACGCCACTTGCATTTGCCGAGGGCGGTTATGTAACAGGACCGACCAGCGCGATTGTGGGCGAAGGCGGCGAATCTGAGTACATCATCCCAGCCAGCAAAATGCGCTCCGCCATGAGCCGGTATGCTGCTGGCGCACGCGGCTCCGCTGTCATCCCGGCTGGTGACGACACCAGCGGCGGCGGCGGCACCGCCACAATGGCACCAGCCGCCATCGACGTGCGCTACACCGTGGAACGCATCAACTCCGTTGACTACGTCACGGCCGACCAGTTCCGCACTGGCATGGCCCAAGCCGCCCAGCAAGGCGCCACGCAAGGCGAACAACGCACCCTCCGCCGCCTCCAACAGTCCCGCGCCACCCGTAGCCGCCTCGGCATGAACTGATGGACACCAGCTTCAAGACCGAAATAGCCCTAGGTCACATGCTGACGGCCAAGCCCCGCACGGCTGGCGCCGCCCCGCTTTACTTCCAGAACTTTTGGATTAACGAAAACGTCGCTTACAACGGCAACACCCACGGCTTTCTGCCATTCGGCTTCTCTGGCGTCACGGTCAACCGCAGCGGCGACAACCAGTCCACGCAACTTGCCCTGCCCAACAACTCGCTCAGCCGTAGCTGGGCCTCCACGCTGGTCGATGGTAGCTGGGTGGTGCTGGTGGACATGCTGATGCTCAACCCCGACAACAAGTCCGACTACCGCGTGCTTAG